GTGATTACCGGGCGCGCGACCGAGAAGCCAAACGGCGGCTGGGTGGTGAGGGGGAAGACCTGCGTCCCGCTGAGGCCAGCGCCGCCGGTCGAGAGCGTGGTGGTGGGTACGCTGATGCGGCCAATCGTGTCGGCCATTACGCGACCTCGACCAGTTCAAGCCCGGAGACGTTGCTGCGGCACACGTCGGTCGCCTGCGTCCACGCGTTGTTCCGGAACACCACCGTCACACGGCCCTGAACGTTCGCGCCGGTAGGATCGTAGTTGCTGCCGGGAAGGTGGCCGGCGATTACGTCGAAGGGATCGTAAAAGAAGAAGGGCAGCAGCCCGCCGTTCTGTGCTTCGAGGAACGCATACAGCGCCGCCAGCGCCGTCGCGTTGAGGCGCTTGGTCTGGCGGTAGCTGCGGCGCGATGTCTGTGCGAGCTGCGAACGATGGATCGTTCCGTCGTGATACTGGTTCTGAAGCAGAACGTACTCGCGCATCTCGGTGAACGCGGTTGACAGCGAAAACGGCATCACGCCGGTCGGATCGGCATATAAGAGGTTTCCGGGCATGTTGGCTTTGATGGTGCGGCGAGTTAGTATCCGGGCATGAAAACTGTTAATACGATTGTTCTGGATGCGCTGCGCATCACGACACCATAAGCCCCGGCACTTGCAGGTTGGCCGACTGCTGCGCGCGCCCGTAGCCGGTGGCCTGCGCCGCCATGGACTGATCCGCCACGAAGTCCGACGTGATCGGCTGGCCGTTGATGTTGAGCGAGATGCTCGTGGCGCCCATGCCCGATTCCACGTTGGGGCCAGCCGTCGTCGGGAAGGGCGACCCACCAAGCCCGCCCAAAGTCGGCAGGTTCGATGTGTACGAGTGCCACGCGTTGTTCTGGAAGCTGGCCTGCTGGTACAGGTTCCCGCCCTGCTCGACGAGCGATCCGGCGTAGGGCGTGGAAGCGGAGAGCGGCATCTTCTGACCGGTGGCTTCCGAATAGAGCATTACCAGTTGCCGGACCTTGGGCGACCGCACAGCGACCGCGATATCGTTGCCGAACTCGGATTGCGCGATGCTGACGACCTGCTTGATGGTCCCGCTGTTCTGCGGGATATCGACGCCATAGATCGATTTGATGTCGTCGTGCGCTTTCTTTTGCGGCGACTCGATACCGGCGAGCTTCTCCCCAATGCCGATGCCGGCGCCAGCCACGCCGCCGATGAGTGCGCCGAGCGGACCGCCCATCTGAAAACCGATCATCGCGCCTCCGGCAGCGCCCATGCCGACGCCGCCCCACGTTCCCTGGTGCGAACCCAGCAGGCCGCTTTCGGCGAGCATCATCCCGGCGGCGCCGACGGCCGGAGACTTGGCCACGGCGCCCAACCCGCTCACGAAGCCGCTGCTTCCCGAGTCCTGGAGGGATGTGAATTCCTTCTGGTTCCAGACGGAGCTTTTGAGGTTGGATAGGATCTGCGATCCGCCGCCGGAACCCTGGAGCTTGCCCCCCGCCGCCATCTGAATCATCTGCGACAGGCCCTGGTTCATCGGCAGATTGGCCATCGCCGCCGTGCCGAACGAACCGTTGGGCCCGGTCTGGCTGATGGGCGCGCTCATATCGAGCGTCTGCGCGATGCGGTCGTGGTTCAATGGCAGGTTCGCGAGGTCCGAGAAACTAGGCCCTGCGACCGCTGCGACCGTGGCGACGCTCCCGGCGCCAACGCCAACGCCACCGCCACCGCCGCCGGTCCGGATCGGGACCGAGACGGCCGGCGCGGAGATGCTGGGCAAGGAGACGCCGGGCATGCCGGTAGCTGCAGGAACCGATGGAGCCGACATGCCCATCGCGCCCGCGAGCACGGCGGTCATCGCCGCAATGTGCGCCGTGTTCTGGATCGTCGCGGCTGTGTTCTGGTCGGTCGAGACCTTGACCGGGTCGCCGCTCTTGCCACCCCCGAACATGTTCTTGAAGACGCCGGCAATCCCGCCCTTGCCGTCGTCGCCATAGATAATCGGGTGCAGCACGCTCGCGGTCACGCCACTGATGCCCGACACCACCGGCTTGAGCACCTCCTCGTGAATCGTCTTCGCGAGGTCCTTGCCGAAGTCGCGGGGCTTGGTAAAGAGCGTGTTGTAGAGCTTGTCCAGCACCTTCTCGATGGATTTTTCCTGCGCATCGAGCGCGTCCTGGGCCTCCTTGGCCGCTTTTTTCTGGGCCTCAGCGAGCTTCTCTTCCCACTGGTATCGCAGCTCGCCCACGGCGTTCGCGGCAGCTTTCTCGGCGACCATGCGCTGCTCGATGGCCTCGAGCGGGTTTGTGGACAGGTTGCTTAGCGCCGCCTGACGCGTCTTTTCGATCTGGCCGTAGTCGAGAGCCTGCTGCGCCTTGAGAACTCCCAGCGCGTCATCGTCGCTCGAAATCCCGATCATGCGCTTGGCATGCGCGAGCGCTTGCGATTCGCCCGTATCCCGAAGTTTCACCCATTCGGCGGCGAGCTTCGCAACCGCCTTGCTCTGCTCCTCCAGCCTCTTATTGCCCTCGGCGATGTCCTGGGCGAACGCCGATCCGATAGCCTTCGAAGACTTGCCGGACAACTCGTCCCACTTTTTCTTCTGCTCGTCGATTTCTTTGTTCAGCCGGTCCTGCTCGGTGTTGTACTCCTTGACCCACTTTGCGTCGTACACCTGCTTCAGGATCTCTACCAGAGGTGCAGCCTTCCCCTTGAAGCGTTCGAGGGCGTCTTCGATGGCCTCCTGGCGCTCTGCCGCAATTGCCGCAAACCGGTCCTCGCCCCCGCCCTGAAGTTCGGCCAATTCGCGCCGGGCCGAACGCACGGCGGCGCCATAACCCTCGTCGCCGGTTTTGCCCGCCGGTGGTTCGATCATCGGCGGGTGAGGTTTGGGGCGCGCGGCGATGGCGTCGAGTGCTTCAGTTACGTCGGCGAGCTTCGTCTGATTCGTGGCCCATTGTTCCGCGTTGGCGCTCAGCTTGCCGACGGGCATCGGGAACCCGTAATAAGCGCCGACGGCAGCCACCCCCTCCTTCACCCAATCCATCATGCCGGGCTTGGTCTGCGCTACTTGTTGCTGGAGAGTCTTCTGCTGCGCCTGCAATGCCGCCGTACCCTGCTGCTGAAGATCGGCAATGTGCTTGGCATGCGCCTCGCGTTCCGCCAACTCCTGCTTGCTCGGCGCGGGCGCTTTGCTTGCGATCTTGTCGATGACCCAACCGAAGGCGTTTGCCATATCGACGAGCAGCGACTTGATGTTGCGCACCGCCGATTCCCACCGCGTTTCGAACTCGACGACCTTCTGGTTCAATTCCTCGTAGCGCTTCACGTCGGATTCGTTCGGCCCGAAGCCCAGCTCCCGCGCCCGCTGGATGCGCTCCCGCAAGCCATCCATGACCGGAATTGCCTCGATCCCGGCGCGCTTGAACAGATCCATCGCCACCTTGTCGCGGTCAAAGCCCTCCGGCAGCGATTCGAGGCCTTTCGAGATTTGTAGCAAGACCGTCGAGGTCGGGACCATGCCGGTGCGCACGCCTTGGATATCGACGCCAAAGCGTTGCAGCCAGGCGCGCGCCTTCTCACCCTCCTTGCCGGTATCGTCGACCGCGTTCGAGAGTCCCCGCATCATGCGTTCGAAGATCGAGACGTCCTGGCCCACCGCGCGCGCTGCGAAGCCGAACTGCGCGACCTCTTTTGCCGTCAAACCCGTCCGCAATTCCGCGTCCTTGATGCGCACGCCATACTCCCCAAGGCTCTTGGCCGCTTCAAACGTGGCGATGGCAAAGCCGGCGATGACCGCCGCCCCCGCGCCGAGCGCCACACCCAGCGGGCCGATCTTCGCGAGCAGCCCGGTCACCGCGCTCCCCGCGCCCTGGATCGGATTCTGAACCGACTGAGCGATGCGTTCGCCGAACGTCTCAATCGACTTGGTTTGCTTCTCGAGCGCCGCCGTGGCGTCGGCTTTCTTCTGTGTGGCGATCATGCGGTCGTACGCGCTGGTGATCGCGTCGATGGCCTGCGGCTCCTTGGCATAGCGCTGGAGCAAGGAGTCGCGCTGCGCGATCAGCCGGTCGACGCCGCTCTTGCCGTAGGTTTCAGCTTGCTTTTCGAGTGACGAGATCAGCCGTTGAATCGACGTGCGGGTCTGATCGGTAATGCGAATGACCTTGCCGTGCGTGCCCTCGGCCTGCCGCTCGAAATTTTGGAGGTTCTGGTTCGCGCTGCGAACCGGCCCTGCCGTCGTGTCTTCGGCTTCGAGAATGACCTTTTCTGCTGCTGGCATCTTAAGCCACTCGTTTCAACCCGCTGAAGTATTGCTGCGCGCCGATCTGCCGGAATCCTCGCGAGGCCCGCTCGACCGCGGCGCGCTCCTGATCGTCCATCCCATTGGCGCCGTCTACCGCCACCACCAGGGGCCGATAGTTCTCCATGGCAGAGACGGTGATCGCCCGATCGCGCTCCGACACACCCCACATCCGCTCGATCTGATTGCCGTAGAACGCGATCTCGGACGCGGTCTGCATGCGGCCCGGCAGCGACTCATCGAGGAACCCGAGAGTGGCCCTGTTTTCGTTGACAACCAGAACCTTCAGACAGCGCAGCGTGTGGCCGGTCCACGTCCAGTCGCGGATCGGCTGGAGGCCGCGTGCGGTCTTCATATCGGGGTAACCCTTGTGGCCGTCGCGCCCCGGCTTGAGCGCCGCCGCCGCCTGGTCGTAGATGTTCATCCCACTTTGGATGCGTTGCCGGATGGTGTCCGCGAGCAGTTCGCCAAAGCCCAACATCTCGTCCGAGGTATACGGCGAGTAAACGAAGCGGGCGTGCCGCACCACCGGTTGATGTCGAAAGCCCATCGCCTATCTCCTGGAGAGTTTGCGCAGCAGCAATTCCTGAAAACTCTTGGCGTCCCGATCCGCCGCGTCGACGCTGTCCTTGTGTTCCGCTTCAATCAACTCCATCGCCCGAAATTCCTCCTCGGTGATATCGTCCAGCGTGATCGTGATGCCGATTATCTTCGCGTTCAACAATCGAAAGCACCGGCGCACCAGCAGCCCGTTCGGCGTCTCCATCGCCTCGTCGAGCAGGTTTTTCGGGCAGTTCGGCCCGTGACTGACGTCAATCGCCTTCCATCCGGCTTTGCAAGCCGGGCAGCCATCCAGCTCCTCCGACGAGGAGTAGCCGCACACCCGGCAGCGAAACACGCGGTCCGGACAGTCTTCCTCCCTGCCACAGGCTGATTGCTGCCGCACCGCCGACCGGATCAGGAATCGCAGGCCCGGCCCCTCTGGGGAGTCGGGCCCCGCTATTCCGGGTCGTCGTCGCCTTCGATAGCGAGCTGTGCGATCACCTCGGAGACGGCCGCTGACTTGTGAACAATCGGCACCGTCCCCGCGTACCCGACGTGGGAGACGTGGAGCTTGTCGTAAAGCGCCCCACTCGGCTCCAGGAAGGCCCGCGTCTCCACCGAGCGCCGCGCCGCCATCACGCTGGTCGAGGCCTTCTCGTGCTCCTGCATCTCCTTGGCGGTCGGCATGCGCAGCACGTGCACCACGCGCGCGCCCGGAACCTTCATCGCGATCCGGTAGTTATTGCCCTCGCGTTCGATGGCAGTGATGTTCGTCCGCTCGACGCGCCCGATCACCATGCCGGCCTCGGCGTCGTCGAAAGCCGGGCCGTCCTTATCGAGGCGGATCTTGGCGAATAGCTCCGCGTTGATCCTCGGAAGGTCGATGTCCTCGCTCTGCGACTTCCCGCGCCCGAGGAAATGGCGAATGGTGCGTTGCGCGCGCGCCCACCCGCACCATTCCTCATCGGAAGGGAAACGAACCTCGCACCGTTTCTCGCCGCCCGATAAGATCGGCACGATGATGGTTTTCGAGGCGTCAAAAAGGGGATTGCTGGTTTGCTGTTCCATCGATTGCTATATCGGACGGAAGGAGTCGCACGCCTACGCGGGGGGTGCGCAAATTCCTGCCTGGGGTGTGGTGATCGACATCGTGACGAGCCCGTTGGTCGGGTCATACAACTGGACGCCGGTAACCTGCATCGTGGCGATGCCATCGGTGTTGGACAACTCGACCACGTTAAACCCCATCGATTGAATGTCCATGGTGAACACGTTGTTGGCGTCGCGGGTAAAGGTGATCGTCGCCGGACCGATGACCTGATTGACCAAGTTGCCGTACTCCGCAGAGCCTGCCTGCACGCGCACCACAAACTGCACGGCGAAGCTCCGGTCGCCCCACTCGAAGCGTCCCTGAATCTGGAAGCCGTCCTGTTCGCCAGAACCTGGAAAGAAGCCCGGCCGGAAGTTGTTTTCCCACGAGGCGTCGAGCGACACAAAGTTCTTGCCAGATCCGCCCGCGAGGTAATTAATGCCGTTGATGGTCAACGCGGTGACCATCCCCGCGTTGAACTCGTGGAGCTGCTGAGCCCCGGTCGGAAGGGTAATCCCGCTCGGCGTCAGGTACTGACCGGTCGTCACGCACTCGGCGACCAGGGTGGCGCTCGCGCGGCCCGGAGAGTTCTTGATCGCAAGCTTCCAGTTCTTGATCGCGCACCCGATCAGGATTTCATCCAGAATCGCCGAGGCTCCGGGCCGCATTTGCTGCACGAACGAGAAGTAGGGCAGCTCGAGGCCGGTCGGGTTGGTCGCGCCCATCGCCGGAACAATCGTGTAGGTGGTGGGAGGCGTCGCCCCGGTGCCGGCAACCGCGGTCACGTTTCCGAGCGAGAATGCCATCACGAACGCCAGGAATTCGGACGAGCAGTACTTCGAAATCTCGTACGTCGGCATGTTGTAGTGCGACTTGAAGAGCTGCGTCGGGAACTCATGCCCTTTGCCGATTTCAGCGCGGTCGTCCTCGTTCACCGGCACCTTGGCCCACGGCTTGGTGTTGAGATTCGTAAGGCGCCAGATCGCCGTCTGCGCGGCGGGCGTGGTGATGTTCGTCTGCTGCCCGTAGCTCCAGCCATCCATCAGCTCGTTTATGTTCGCCATGGCTACTTGGCCTCCTTCGGAGTGGTAGTCGGTTTCACCGGCGCGGGTACCTGATGCCAGCCAGCAGCCATCAGCGGCGTCAGGGCTGCGCTCGTCGCCGGGACTTCCTTGATTTCGTCGCCCTGCGGCGATTGCATAAAACAGGTTGGAACGTTCTGCATCGTATCCTCGACTCCGGTTGGCACCGGCTTACGGGTTCGTGGCCTCGATCAGCCGGACCGCCACTTCGAAATACTCAAACGTGGTTCCGTCTGCGCTGATCACGATAGTGTTGCGCCGCGCCTCGGGCAAATAGAAATCCATCGGCTCGGCGTTCGGATCGATCTGAGTGTGGAGCATCTTAAGCGTGCTGTTCTCTGGGATGTCTTCAACGATCCAGGTCCAGAGATCCTCGTAGCCGACGTTTGCGGTTTCCGGCGCACGCAGAAACAGCGCGAAGTGGTGAACGAAGACAAGCGCGTTCCCGAGCCTGCCAGGCCCGCTGCCGTTCCAGACAATCATCAGCGAGCCGGGCGGCATCGACAACACCGCCAACCTTACGTTCGCCTGAGTGGGCTGCCCGAAGACGGTGATGTTCTCGGAATAGAACTGTATCTGCGCGGAATTCCCGCCCAGCGCCTCGACCAGATTCGGAAGGGCCTGTAGTGCGGTAACCCATTCCGCGAGAATCGTTTTGGGGTTAATCATTGCGACGGCGGCTGCATTGTCAGCGTGAGGTGAATCATCCCGTACGGATCGGGCTGCCGCACGGTGGTCACCGTGAAGACCGCTCCCCAGGCTTCAACGACGTCGCCGCGCGCTGGCAGCGCCGGAAGATCCGTCGGGTTCACGTCGATCTCCTCAACACTCGCCACCGCGCCTGCTTCCATCCGCTCGCGGATGCGCCGGATGATCGTGATCGTGGACGCTGTGCCGACCGCCTCTCCCGCTTGCATCGGCTGGTATTCCACAGATTCGCCGAACGCATTTTGCATGCTGAGATTCACGTTCGCGGCCGTTGCAGACCAATC